GATTGCCGTCTATCTGTCCGACGAAGGCGAAAGCTACCATAATGTTTTCGTTGATGGCAAGTGGGTAAAGAAGATTAAGGTGAAAGGCAACACGCCCCAACGTATTGTGTTGGCCAATGGTTTGAAGGCTGGAAAACACCAATTGGGGTTGCAAAAATGCACCGAAGGCGAATACGGATGCACCACGGTGCATACCTTCCACTTGTCGAAAGGTGGCTCGTTACATGCCGTTCCTGCCCCAAAACGTTTGATCGAAGTGATTGGCGACTCGTACACCTGTGGCTATGGCACTGAAAGCAACAAGGCTACCGACCCCTTTAAACTCGAAACAGAAAACTGCGACAAGGCCTACGCTTGCCTCTTGGCACGCTATTTCGGAGCCGATTATGTGCTGGCAGCACATTCTGGGCGTGGTATGGTGCGCAATTGGAACGACTCGGTGCAAATATCGAAGGGCAACATGTCGCAACGCTACTTGCAACTGTTCGACCAACACGACACCATCTCTTACGACTTTAAGGCCTATCGCCCTCAATTGGTGCTCATAAATCTTGGAACAAACGACTATTCTACCACCGTTACACCCTCAGTTGAACAGTATGTAGGGGCATACGTTAGGCTTATCGAACTTGTTCGCAAGCAATATGGTCCCGTCCCCGTTATCTGTATTCGCCCCCATTCGGCAGGTGCTTACCTCTCTGCAAGCTTTAAGGTGCTGCAACAACGTCTGTCTGCGCATAAAGACGTGCACTTTGCCGAGTTCATGCCAAGCATCATTACGGTGGAAAAAGACCTTGGCGCAAGCTATCACCCCAATTACTCGGGACAGCAAAAGCTATGCATGACGCTCGTGCCTTTGGTGTCGGCGGTGATGGGATGGGAAATAAATGAGAAGTAAGTAGTAAAGGGGGAAAGTAGTAAGGAGGAAAAGGGGAAAGTTGTAAGGAGGAAAAGGAGGAAGTAGTAAGGGATAAAGGAGGAAGTAAGTATGGAACTATTAGGGGAAAGGGCATTAGGGTGAGGATTGAAGGTAAGTAAATGGAAATGAGAGGGATTTGCGCCATATCTCGGTGGTTTGCTCAGAGAGATAAAGTGCAGAAGATGTGGATTTGTGCAGAAGTTCCGTTACCAAATCGTTAGTCCATTCATCGAATGGTAACGAAGAGGTAGGAGAAGGTAATCGACAGAAGAGTATTCGGTAACTCATTTTTCTGCGATTACGGTTCTTATGCTCTGTACCACAATGTTTTGCGTAGCTGAAAACGCTTCAAAATCGGGTAACTTTGCCCATAAAAAAGAAGCGTATGGAAAAAGACAAAATGAAGGTTTTGCTCTACCTGAAAAAGAGCGGATTGGACAAGTCGGGGCAAGCTCCGATCATGGGGCGGATAACCTACGAGCGAACTATAGCCCAATTTAGTTGTAAGCTCTCGTGCGATCCCAAGTTGTGGAACGCTCGTGAGAGCAGATTGAATGGCAAGAGCCGTGAAGCAGTGGCAACGAATGGCAAGTTGGAACGCTTGCTTCTCTCGGTACAGTCAGCTTATCGAGTCCTTTGTGAGCGAGGAAAAGTCTTTACGGCAACTGATATCAAAGAGCAGTTCCAAGGAAGTATGCAAACTCAAATCACCTTTTTGGAACGATACAACCGAATGGTTGAAGATATGGCACAAAAGGTAGGCATCGAAATAAAGGCAGCGTCTTTGAATAGTTACTATACTATTCGCAAGCATCTGCAAGCCTTTATAGGGGAGAAGTACCACACGACAGATATTTCTTTCGGACAAATGGAAGAAGATTTCTTGGAGTGCTTGCAACATTACTCTGTCGGAAAGTTGAGACATTCGCAAGGTTATTATCGTAAGATGGCTTTGGCGGTTAAAAAAGCCTGTCGCTTGGCGTATCATGAGGGCTTGACAGAGCGACAACTGTTTGCTCACATACAGATTGAACGAGGAGAGAATAAACAACCTCGTGCATTGGACAGAGCTTCATTGGATAAGTTGCAAGCCTTGACCTTTGAGCCGTATGAAGTGGAGTTGGAAACCGCACGCAATCTCTTTCTCTTTTCTTGCTTTACGGGTGTTGCCTATTGTGATATGGTAGTACTTAATCGAGAACACCTCTTTACGGATGATAAGGGGGCGTGGTGGCTGAAGTTCCGCAGACAAAAGACCGATACACTTTGCCGTGTGAAGCTCTTGCCTGAAGCCGTTCATTTGATAGAACGTTATCAATCTGACGAACGAACCACGCTATTTGCTCCCATTGTTTATTCGGCTTACCTTATCCAACTCAAAGCCCTACAACTTCGGGCGGGTATCTCCATTACCCTTTCGGCACACGTCGGTCGCCATACTTTTGCGACCTTGATTACCTTGGAGCGTGGCGTTCCCATCGAAACGGTAAGCCGTATGTTGGGGCATAGCAACATCCAAACAACTGAGCGATACGCCTATGTTACCCCGAAGAAGCTCTTCGATGAGTTCGAGCGATTTCTCTCTTTCACTGAAAATCTAACCTTAACCCTATAAGAGCTATGCGCAGTACATTCAAAATCCTATTCTATATCAATAAGAACAAGACTAAGGCGGACGGCACAACGGCAATCCTTTGCCGTATCACCATAGACGGAACGAACGTAGTGATAACCACAGGGGAAAGTGTCGTTCCGCACTATTGGAGTGTGAAGCGAGGGGAGACAACGGACAAGAATACCAACCAACGCCTGCAAACCTTTCGGGAAGAAATCGAACAGGGGTACAATACCTTGCTCTACAAATATGGAGCAGTGAGTGCCGAACTTCTGAAGAACCACCTGCAAGGCATCGGGAGAACTCTAACGACACTTCTTGCCCTTAGTGGGGAAGAACTCAAAGCCCAAGGAGAAAGCAAGAGCGAGGGAACGTATAGTAATAATCGGTGTTCCGACAGGCAACTTAACGCCTTTGTGCGAAGTCGTGGCGAGGAGGATATTTCCCTAACGGCTCTTGCGATAGATTTCTTTGATGATTATCGTTTCTATTTGAAGAAGGAGGGCTATGCCCTTGCAACCATAAACAGGCATTTGTGTTGGTTGAGTCGGTTGATGTACCGAGCCGTCAGTCAGGGAACTATACGCTTCAATCCGTTTGAAGAGGTGAAGTACGAAACCGTGGAGCGTAAGCCTCGTTTCCTGAGCAAGGGCGATGTGGCAAGGCTCTTGGCGTTCCCATTGCAAGACGAAAGGGCGGAACTAAGCCGAAGAATGTTTCTTTTCTCCGTCTTTACGGGGTTGGCATTTGCCGACTTGCAGAGCCTGCGAGCTTCGCAAATCGAAACGAACAGCGAGGGGAAGCGGTATATCCGCAAGGCAAGACAGAAAACGGAAGTGGAGAGTTTGGTACCCCTACACCCGATAGCGGAGCAGATACTTTCGCTCTACACGAAGAAGAATAGCAAAGAGGATTACAAGATATTCCCCGATACGATGAGCAAGGGCAAACTACTGACCCATCTCAAAGCCGTGGGCTTGGCGTGTGGTGTTCGTACTCCGCTGAGCTACCATGTTGGACGACACAGTTTCGGCACGCTGACCTTGGAGGCAGGCATTCCGATAGAGAGCATTGCCAAGATGATGGGACATTCGTCCATTGCCAGCACGCAAATCTATGCCCAAATCACCGACCAAAAGATTGCAAGGGATATGGACATGTTGATACGATAAAGAAAGATGTAGGCTTAAATAGAAAAGAGTTTGCTCTACGCTAATGGAGCAAACTCTTTTTTCTTATTTGTGCGTTGAATCGATTAGTCAGCACACACCTATGTGCTGATATTACATTTCTTATTGTAATAAAAGGTGGCTACTACTTTCCTTTACATAATTCAATTCTTGTCATTATATGGATGCAATAAAAATAATGAGCAACTTTCTTTAGAGAATCAGATAATTCTGTCAATAATTCCTTTTGTTGTCTGTATGCCTTTATAATTTCATTATTATCATTTTTTATAGCCAAAATAACATTTCCTCCACTCTCTTTTTCTTTCATGGATTCTTGCTGTTCAAATATCTTGCGTAATGTTTCAATATCCACTTCTTTCATTGTGAATTTCTCCAAATCCAAGTTCGGATTTTCCGTTACAGGATATCTAAAGAATGAACTTTGTTTGTCGTATTTTGCAATAATAGGAATAGCCTTTGTTATATCCTCGTATTCTTTCCAATCTCCTTTATTAGCAAGGGATTCAAGTCTTGTTATATTCTTTAGTAGCAAATCGTCTTTCCAATACCGATATAATTCATCAATCCAATGGCAACTATAGAGAGGTCGCCATTTTCCTTGACTTAGGATTTTAGGCTTTGTACTCTCACAAGAATCATTCTCGTATGGGATAGA